GCATGAACGAACTTATCACAAAAGAAATGCTAGAAGGTGGCTACGTTCCTGATGTCATATTTGACAAGTTAGAGGAATACAAAACTGCCGTAGAGTGGTTTGAAACCTTCAAGTTTCAGTTCAAGAAATTCTGCGAAGAGCATGGTTATTCAAAATGGGAAACGGACTACTTCTTCATGAACTATGTCGGTGAAACTGCTTCAACAAGAGTCGATACTCAACGGATGAAGGAAACGAACATTTACATAACCGATGCATTAACAGGCGAACTTAACGAGGTCAATGCCTATGAGTTCTTCAGCAAGAAATCGGTGGTTAAACCTCATGTGACATTTAAGGAGAAGAAATGAAGCACGATTTTGGCGAGAAGAAAACCGAGAGTGTAAAAGGAAAAGAACTTCCTGTTTGGATCACTCCTAAATACGAAACCTCAAGAGCCAAGGCAATAGAAATGATCGAGAGCAACAAATACGGATTAACAGATGGTGATTTTTGGATCTTGATGAACAGTTATGCCAACGGCACAAAAATGATGTACACAGGCTTAATAATCAGCCACAACGGATGTCTTAAAATCAACGATGCTTTAGAAGATGGATTCAAAGCTGAATACCTTAATAGAGAATGGCTTAACGATTCATTGATCTATGAGTACAACGATGGAGTTCTGTATGAGGTCGGTGAAGTGTCTAGTAAGAATTGTATGAATTCATATCCGTATGCGATGGCATATAAAAGATGCTTTGACCGAGTAGTCTTGAAGAAGTCAAAACTCGCATTCTCCGGCATTTATAGTGAAGTCGAAGCAGATGAATTCAAAGAACCAATGGAAGAAAAAACTGCCATCCAAAAAAACGGACAGGCAGAAAAAACCGACAGATGGCAAGGCTTACAAGAGGACTTGAACATCAAGGATCTAGCCGATGAATTCCGTAAACTCTACACCCAGGAAGAGCAAGACCGAATCCTTAAAGGCTTGAAATACACAAGAGCCGAGGACATTGGAATTGTAGATTTGCAGAAGTATGTGAACTTTAAGAAGTATGGCAAAAAGTAAACTCACAAAAGCAAAGGAAATCAGCTTTGAAACAAAACAGAAGGTGTTAGATAGACAAGGCAACAGAAGTGTCAGCGGTGTCTATCTAGCACCATATAATATCGAGTTTCACCATGTCATCTACCGAAGTGATGGTGGCATCGGTCTAGCCTACAACATCGTTGCATTGACCAAAGATGAACACCGATGGGTGCATGACCATCAGCCGATATTGGTGAACGGAAGAAAAAGATACACATGGGATGAGTTCCAAATACTCATGAAGAACCATTTGAAACTTCGCTATCCACATTGGAGTGAAGATGCTTGTCGGTATCACAAGTATTGGAGCGAAGGAGATTATTGGGATGCGATAGAAGGAAAGAAGAAATGAAAACTACAACAGAGATCCTACAAGAAGCCTTGCTACTTGGCAAACATCTTACCAAGTTTGACTTCCTTAACCTAACGAATTCCGTATGTCTTGCACAACGAGTTCAAGAGTTACGGCAGATGGGTTGGAACATCGTAGATAAGAATGTGCCAGGCAAAGGAACTTTGAAGGAATATTGGCTACCGCCGGAAGAGATCGAACGTATCAAAAATTCACCTCGCATGGTGTCAAATAACGAGCAAAACCATAAGGATGAACAATTGGTCGAACCGATTGAAAACATCGTGGAAAAGGCTTCTGTGAGCCTTAAAAACGAAGATATCGCATATGAGCAGACATCGCTACTGTTAGGTGGCGAAAACTTTAAAAAAAGGTGGTGAGTTGAACGGCTGAAAAGCGAATGTTTGCAAAATCAATCATAGATAGTGATGCATTCTTGGAAATGCCTGTCACAAGTCAGCTTCTTTATTTCCATCTGTCAATGAGAGCAGATGATGATGGTTTCATCAATAAACCGAAATCAATCATGAGAATGATCGGTGCTAGTGATGATGACTTGAAGATCCTCTTTATGAAGAAGTTTGTCATTCCATTTGAAAGTGGTGTAGTGGTCATTAAGCATTGGCGAATCAATAACTACATTCGCAAAGATATGTACCATGAAACGAACTACAAGGAAGAAAAAGCCTTGCTAGAAGAGGACGAAAACGGAGCATATAGGTTACTCGTTACGAATCCGTTACAGACCTGTACCGAAACCGAAACGCAGAATAGATTAGATAAGAATAGATTAGATAAGAATAGATTAGATAAGAATAGATTAGAACTTATTGCACCGACATCTGCCGATATCGATGCAGAAGTATTCGATAAGATGCCTTGTCTAGAAAATCATTACTACACAATCCATATGGAAGAAGTCGAAACCTACAAGAAGAGATTTCCGGCAGTAGATGTTGAACAGGAATTAAGGAATGCCATCACATGGATCGAAAGCAATCCTAAAAACCGAAAAACCATAAGTGGTGCTAAACGATTCTTAACCAATTGGTTAATCAAGGCACAGAACAGATCAAGAGCATATAGCGAAAGAAACAAGAGTGGGGTTAATTACATTGACATCGAGTGAAATAAGAATGGCTTTAAACGAGTTCATAACTCTATATCCAAATACTTACAGAGGATATTCGCAAGACCAATTAGCCAAGGTCTGCAATGGTTGGGAAAGATTATATGAAAGTGTTACGGATTATAAATCATTCATTGATGCACTCTATGAGTACAACAAGAATGCTGACTATCCTAATCCACCAACCACAAAACAATGGATTCAAGCATATAAGAACGTAAAGATCAGGAACGATGCCAAAAACGGCAAATCAAGAAGAAGAATCATAACACCTGAAGAAGAGTCTTACCAAATGTACCTTGAGGAAATGAAAAAGCCACCACAGAAAAGAAACGAGTGGCTGATAAGAAGACTACTTCCTTCGTGCGAGATATTCACGAATCCTGAAGCATTCAAAAGAAAATACGGAAAGTATAGAGAGGAGTTTGAAAAGTACTAATGAAGTTATACATCAACAAAGGTCAGTATGGTTGGTACACTACTGCGAAAAACAGAAACGATAAGGAAGACAAGGCTTATGTGAACCTGTTCTTTCCAAAGAATAGCGATCCGGCAGATGGCACAAAGGAGATCGATGCCATTGAATGGAGATTGACTTGCTATAAGGGAAAAGTCGGCATGACCATCTTCAAGTACGAACCATGTGCAGAAGGTGGACTTGAAAAAGATGTGAAGATCGAGCCGAATGACTTGCCGTTCTTTTGAGAGGTGAACCATGAGAGATTACACATTTAAGGTCACAAGAGTCGAGTACATCACAGTTACTGCCGACAACATGGACAATGCCTACGATGTCCTTGAGGATAATCACGATGTCGAGGATGCCGAAGTCAAGTTATACGAGGTGAGCGATGACTACAAATGAAAGAGATTTGATTGCCATCTACTGTTTACACATGGGCATCCATACACCTAGTAACATCAAGAAGCAGATTGAAGAATATGAAGAGATCAGGGAGATTGTTAATCTCTGTTGTGAAGAGATAGAAAGGTTTAAGGATGAAGTCGATTCTAGTAATTGAAACACCAACCAATTGTTACGAATGCCCATTGATCTATTGGGGCAACATCGGTGGTTGGAACTGCAAACCGACAAGAACATTGCTCGATGATGCGAACAAAAAACCTGAATGGTGTCCGTTAAAGAATCTTCCTGAAGAAAAAGACATCGGTTATCCCAACGATGACTACGATGTCGGTTTCGGTGATGGTTGGGATGCTTGTTTGAAGGAGATACAGAAATGAACGGCATTGAAGGATTCATCCTAGGTGTCCTTGTAGGTGTAGCAATCATGCTGATTGTGATAGGAGTGACAAATGATATTTAAGAAGAAAGAAAAACCCATAGAGAAGTATTGGGAAGATGGTCTATACATGGAGATCAAAAGCATAAAGCAACAAGTCTTATTGAATGAGAGTCAGCACAGATTAGGGTTAATAGATCCTAGCGAATACAAGAAGACTCACGATGCCATCGATCAAAGAATAAGGCAGTTAGAAAGTAAGATGGCATTTGATGGAATGATGGGCAACCCTATGGAATCCCTTGAAAGGTTGTTTGATGATTGAGCCATGTGTTCCATTCTCGTTTATAGATGAGATGATTCAAGACCTTGAGGAAGATTTAGAGGACATGGTGCAAAACAATCGTGACAGAGAATCCTGGTTGAAGATTTCCGGCATGATTGAAGGTATGAAATTAGTTAAAAGGAAGTGGTACGAACATGACCGATAACGATTTCATCGAGTGGTTGAGAAAAGAGTTGTATGAAATGCTTTACAACCGAGAGATAGACCATGATGCACTAATGGTTTATATAAAACTGATTCATAAGTGGAGAGTTGAGAATGAACGAGAATGAATTCATCCTACAAGACAGATTAGGTGTCATAAGAGATACCATCCATAAATACGGAGAAGAGAATTTCTACATTTCGTTTAGTGGTGGGAAAGATTCTACTGTGGTTCACCATCTAGTGGACATGGCTTTACCGAATAACAAAATCCCTAGAGTGTTCTCTAATACAGGAATTGAATACAACGCAATCGTTGAGTTCGTGCGAGAGAGAAAAAAAGAGGACAGTAGATTTGTGATGATTCAACCATCGAAGAGCATAAAGAAAACTCTTGAAGAAAAAGGCTATCCGTTCAAGTCCAAACAATTCTCCGAAGTCTATCACACATATATGAGCCATCAGCAAGAAGTGAGAGAACTGATTGAAAAGTTAAATGCCGAGCCATCGCTAAAGTATGACTACAACTTCGTTCACAATCTTCCAAAGAATACAAAATATGTCATAAAAGAATACTTCGGTTTAAGAGAAGACAAAGACCACATTTATCAGTTTCAAGGTGGATGCCCAAATATTCTTCGCCATATGTTCTATGAAAACCACAATATAAGCGATAAGTGTTGTTTAGAGATGAAAGAAAAGCCAATAGACAAATGGTCAAGAGAAAACAATAAACCACATAGGATTCTAGGTCTAATGCAAAGCGAAGGTGGAAGAAGACATGATACAAAATGCAAAGCATTCAAAGGCGATAAGTTGTCTTTCCATCCATTGGCGATAGTCACCAAAGAATGGGAAGAGTGGTTCATACAGGAACATGATGTGAAACTCTGCAAACTTTACTATGAGCCGTACAACTTTGAAAGAACTGGATGTAAGGGATGCCCATTCGCTCCACTACTCCAAGAACAGTTAAGCACTTTAGAGGTTTACTTTCCAAACGAGAAAAGGCAATGCGAATACATTTGGAAGCCTGTCTATGATGAATACCGAAGATTAGGCTACCGATTAAAAAGAGAGGAGCAAACGAAATTATTTTGAAAATACTGATAGATTTAATCAATGCAATTACAGAATTGATTATGGTTCTGTTAAGGGCATCATTCCATGTGGCTATGGGTATGTGTGCAGTTGTTATGATTCTCATGCTAGTTATTATGA